GCGATGCCACCAAGTCGCCAGCGGCAAGGACGCCACGGAATACGGGTTCCTGTGGGTGATCCTCCTGCAAGCCGTCGCGGTCGCTGCCGTACAGTGGCTTGTGAAGTGGTGGCTGGACCGCAGGGCGAACCGGGCACTGATGACCGTCTGGCACCATGAGTTGACGCGATGACGGCCGAGACGAAGGAGACGCTGTTCAGCATTCTGGAGCGCTGGGGCTTCCCTACCCTGGTAGCGTTGGCGTTGGCATTTTTCATCAGGCAGGATTTGCTGCTGCCGTTGCTCGAAGAGCATCGGCTGACGCTCAAAGAGGTCCGAGAGACGCAGCGGGAACTTGCCACCGCGATCACCGAACAGACGAAGTTGCTGTATGCGTTGCAGCACCCCAAGGCCGCACCAGCCGAGTGACGGCACATCACCTACTCTAAGGACGGTTCTCTTATGTGCCCGATGAATCCGAGACTGTTGCGACCCTTGGCCTCCAAGGTTTTGGCGTTCTTATTGCGAACTGTGGGCGGGGACGTACTTGCCACCCAAGCGGGCGACCCTTTGAGGACTATCCAAGATGACTAAAACCATAACACAACTGCCGGCGGCTTCGTCAGCCGCGACCGCCGCCGTAGTGGCTGCGGATAACGCCGCCGGAACGACAACCGAAAAGGTTACGCTCGGGCAGATTGCCTCGTTAGCCAAAACGCCCACCGTCGTTGCCCTCACCTACGCCTCAACGCTGAACACCGACGCAGCGGCAGGCGACATATTCGATGTGACGCTAACTGGCGCGGCCACGCTCGCCAATCCGACGAATCCGGTGGACGGCAAGACCCTCCGCTGGCGGATTCGGCAGGACGGCACGGGCAGCCGGGCAGTGACGCTTGACAACAAGTTCAACATTCCGTCCTCCGCCACCAGCCCACTGCCATTCAGCACGGCTGCGAACAAGACGGACGTACTCGCCGCGACGTATCACGCGGTCCGGGACAAGTGGGACATCATCGCCTTCGTTCCAGGATACTAAAGCATGGCTGACCTTTCGGGCCGCACGCCGATCTACGTCCGCACGACCGGCAATGACACGACCGGCAACGGTTCGCTATCTACTCCGTTTGCGACGCCGCAGCGAGCCTTCGAGGCGGCCTACTGGGATGCCAACGCCAAGCCCCACTTAGGCCTGACGACGATCACGGTAGACGTGCAAGACGACGTCTATGTCGTGGAAGGCACGTTTTACGCCGCGAACGCGGCAGCCTGCTCGTTTGAAGCGGACGCGTCGACGTCTGGTGGGCTTTCTAATCTTGCGTTCGCCGTGGTCATTGCCAGCGCGATCAAAGCCGCGTGCTCGGTTGCGGTAGAAATTGAAGGCATCGTCGGCGGAGAGGCCGCTCCGGCGACGATCTACATTCGGAACAAAGAGTTCGATACCGGAACCAACCGCACGCCGCCGTCCATTACGGCAGGCGGAGTGTCGGCCACGCTGGCCTACACGACCAGCACAATAGATCCCGTGGTGGATACGGCGAGCTATGTGCTCGATCTGGGGGCGGGCACGTTTGGGGGCGTGAATCTTTACGACGCGCACGCCACCGAGTGGCCGTCCCGCATCGCCGTGCGTGGCGCGGGAAAGACAAGCTCGCTACTCGGGGGCGTCAACGCGTCTTCGCGAGATGTTCTCGCGGTTGATGTTGGCGGTTACAACTACGTCGTGCTCCTTGACACTGTTCCGCCGTGTGAAGTTGCCATCGTGAGCAACAAGACCGTCAATCTGGGGGACGTCACGGCGCACGGCGGGTATGTCTCTGACACCTGGGGCGGTATCACGGGCGTGACACCCAGGCAGGGCGAGAACATCACGCTCACGGACTGCGTGGCCGGGGATCTGTCCAACGGCGGCACTTACGGACATTACGAGGCGCCCGGCGCCGGGGCCGCCAATTACCCCGGCTCAGGCACGGTGACGCTGACGGGTTGCGAGGCGGGCGATATTACGACCACAAGCTACGGCGGGTTGTGGTCGTACACCGGGTTGAACGGATCAGGAAGCGTGACCGTCACGGGCAGCACTGTTGGTGATATTACGACTCAGGCCGTCGGCTCAGACTCCAACCAGTATTATTTTGGCTCGTCGGGTCACGTCACCGTGACCAATAGCGCGGTCGGCAATATTAACGCACAAATTGGCGCCTCCGCCGGATACGGCGGAGGCTTCGCGGCGCCGGTTGGCGACGGCGGCGACGTCACGGTCACGAACAGCACCGTTGGAAATATTTTAACCGGAGAGCCGAGCGCTGTTGTGAGTTGGAACTACAAGGCCGACGGCGGCAACGTGACTGTGTCGTCGTCAACTGTTGGCAATATCAACACAGTCGGCACGGACACAGAAAATCAAAACGGAATTGTGCCATCGCACTCCGGCGACGTCACGATTTCAAACAGCGTGACCGGCAACATCGCAGCCAACGGTGGCGCAGACGGCGGCACTGGTGCTCTCGGTATCGGCGGGGTCGTCGAACTGGTCGGTAATGTGCCGCTCCCAGGCATCATTCTGTGCGGCGAACTGGACACAACCGCGCTCGACAAGGGTCGCGGCGTCAATGGGTCTTCTATTTTAGGGGTCGTCTAGCATGCAGCTTCCGAAGTCAGTTCAAATCTCATTTCCGGGCAGGGGCAGCGAGGCCGTCACCCGAACCTTCAGCGAACTTCCTCTGACGCTGATCGACGACTCGCGGGCTCGTCGCGTCCTCGCTCGGCTGAGCTTCTGCCCGCCGCTCCTGCTCTGGGAGGGCGAGACCTACGACGCCGTTGGAGACTACACGCAGGCCCAGGCGGAGGCTCGCGTGCTCGAACTGCTTGGTCCAAATCTTCAGACGGCGATAGCCGCCATGTTCGAGGCGGCAAGGCCTGTCAGGTGATCTATGGCCCTCTACAACTCGCTTCCGGGACAACTCAGTCTCCTGATGAAGTCCGGGCAGGTCGGCACGTTCACGATCACGATGGTGGACGTGGCTGCCGATAAGACGGTGCTGGCCCAGGCGGTGACGGTCATGCCGTGGGCAGATGCGGTGGCGCTCTTGCCGCCCGATCCGCCGCTGCCGTGTAACTGACGCTACACCCACAAGGTACGGCCACTGCAAGGCATACGCCCCGCTGGGCTACCTTGAGGCGAGAGGCCGCGTTGCGGGCTTGACCCGTGCCTACCCAGGAGCAGACCCATGTCCGAGATTAAGATTCGCCGCCGGTCGCGTGACATCCCGATCACGCTGCACACGAGCACCGTGCTCGCCACGACGGTTCGCATGGAAGACTTCGCGGGCGGAGTTGTCGAGTTCGGCACGATGAGCACCAACGCGACCTCGCTCCAGATGTGGGGGGCGTCGAGCGACACCGGCCCGTGGCGTCAGTTGTTCAAGGCCGACGGCTCGCCGGCCACGGTCGCGCTGGCTCCTTCGACTGCGGTGGGTCGCATGTACGCCCTTCCCGATGAGGTGTTCGCGGTGCCCTACCTTGAGATCATCTCGGCCACCACGAACAGCACCGGCACGGCAGGGATTGTCAGCCTCAAGAGCTAGCAGATGCCGCAGCGGATCGAGATGTGGAAGCCAGCACGCGGCACCGCGAAGGTGCGACGCCTGGAGGCTCGACCCAACGCTGCGGCTCGGGGCTATTGCTCGCAGCGACACAAGGCGTGGCGGGAGGCGGTCCTGCTCCGCGATGGCTACGCCTGCCGCGACTGCGGGCGGGTGTGCGGCCAGAAGCGTGAGGCCCACGCTGACCACATCGTGCCCGTCAAGGTGCGGCCAGACCTCCGCTACGAGGTCGAGAACGGCCAGTGCCTCTGTGCCTCGTGCCATAGCCGGAAAACCAACCTCTACGGATGAACGTGGACTTCTTGACGCCCCTGGCACGATGAGGGAGCCCATATATAAGAAGGCCACCCCCTAGGGGGGGTGCCGCCCAAACCCCCAACGAGCAAAACCAGAAGTACCGCCTCCCCAGCGCGGCCGGGGGTTTTTGGCCCCCCCACCCACGAGCCCCGTATTTGCGTTCTAAGGCCCGTTTTACCCCAACCAATAGTTCCCCTACATGAACATCCGAAACCGCGTCAAATCGCTCCGTATGGTCCCTGCCAGCGACCTCCGGCCCAATCCGAAGAACTGGCGAACCCACCCCAAGTCGCAGCAGGATGCCCTTCGCGGCGTGCTGGCCGAGGTTGGTCTGGCCGACGCCTGCCTCGCCCGTGAACTGCCCGACGGTTCGCTGATGCTGATCGACGGGCACCTTCGTGCCGAGACGCTTGGCGACGGCGACGTGCCGGTGCTTGTCCTCGACGTGAACGAGGCCGAGGCCGACAAGCTCCTTGCCACCCTCGACCCGCTCGCTGCGATGGCCGACTCTGACGCAGCCAAGTTAGACGAGCTGCTCCGCAACGTGAACACGGGCAGCGAAAGCCTTCAGATGCTTATTACGCAGACCGCTGCGCAAGCCGGCCTCTACGACACTGGAAAGAATGCGGATCAGTCAGTTGAAGAAGTGTGGCAGGGAATGCCTGAATGCGAGAACGAGGAACTCGACAAATACAAGGTGATCGTTCACTTCAAGACTCCAGAAGACAGGGCGGAGTTTTTCGAGCTTCTTAGCCAGGAATACACCGACAGCACCAAGTCTATTTGGTACCCGGAAGTGTCTGACTTGGACGCCAAGAACTACGAGTCATGAATCCACGATACCCCGTCTACGTCATCTCAAAAGGGCGATGGGATACACGCCTGACGTCCCGCGCTCTTGAGCAGAGAGACATTCCGTATCGGATCGTTATCGAACCTCAGGAATACAAGCAGTATGCTTCGGTCATTGATCCGAAGAAGATTCTGGTGTTGCCGTTTAGCAATTTGGGGCAAGGCTCCATACCGGCGCGAAACTGGGTTTGGGAACACTCGGTATCAGAGGGCCACGAGCGACACTGGATTCTCGACGACAACATTAGAAAATTCTTCCGCTACCACAAAAACATGAAGTGGCGGACAACTGACGGAACGTCATTTCGCGTGATCGAGGACTTGACGGATCGCTATGAAAATGTCGGGCTGTCTGGCAAGCAGTATGCGATGTTCATTCCGCGCAAGAGAAAGCGGCCGCCCCTAATCCTCAACACGCGTATCTATTCGTGCATTCTTATTCGAAACGACCTGCCGTTTCGGTGGCGAGGCCGATACAACGAGGATACGGACCTCTCGCTGCGAGTGCTAAAGTCTGGGTTATGCACAATCCTGTGCCAGGCGTTTCTGGCCGAGAAAATGCCGACGATGACTATGAAGGGCGGAAACACCGAGGAACTCTACAAGCAGAACGAGCAGATGGACGGCCGACTGCGAATGGCTGAAGCCCTTAGGGCATTTCATCCAGATTGCGTCCGCACGGTTTGGAAGTGGGCCCGATGGCAGCACTCTGTCGATTACGGCCCGTGGCGAAAAAACGCATTGGTGCTGAAAAAAGGCATAGAGATTCCAAGCGAGCCGCAGGACTATGGCCTGACTCTTCGCTACCAGAAAAAGCAAGTGTCACTATGACCGCAACGCTAACGAGCCGTCGCATTTCTGTTCTTAAGGCAAAGCCTCGCGATGGGCTTGAAGTTTTTTTGTCGCAAATTTCACGGCTTGGCGTGGATGATGCTGCCGCCATTGGGGCTATTGCGGGGCGCACTATCGAGGGCATGAAGGGCGACGCGGCTGCTCATCGCAAGATGCTTGACGGCGAGCTGATGAGGCGGTGGTATTCATCTCTCGCTGCGGGCCAGCCAGACTACAGCGTGTACAGCTCTCCGCTGTATCTGGCAGAATTGTGGGCATGCTGGATTATCTACTCGCGCAAATATCTTCTCTCGCTGCATCCACCGCGTAATTTTCCGCCTGTTGGCATCGCTAAGCTGATGCAGCCGGTCACGCGAATTGTAGATTTAGGCTGCGGCTGCGGATATACGGCCGCTGGCTTCCGCGAGTTGTTTCCGGACGCTCAGGTTGTCGGAACCAATATCAGTGGTTCTGTGCAGTATCGCGTGGCGTGCGAGATGGCAAGCAGTCACGGTTTTTCTATGGTTCCTAGCGTATCAAGCGCAATCGGAAGCACCACGCTTGTTTTTGCGTCGGAGTATTTCGAACACATCCTTACACCGATTGCGCATCTCCGCGAAGTCGTTTCTCTTTTGCGGCCTCGGTTCATGCTGATCGCAAACGCATTCGGCACAACAGCAATCGGGCACTTCCGCGAATACATTGTTGGCGGCGTGCGCACCGATGGGAAAAAGGTGCAGCGCATTTTCAATGCAGAGCTGCGACGTTTGGGGTACAGCAAGGTGAAAACCAAACTGTGGAACAACCGCCCAGCCTTGTGGGCAAAAACAACCGGAGCATGACATGGGCAAACGCGGCCCCGCCCCTGAACCGTCGATCCTCAAATACATTCGCGGCAACCCGTCTAAGGATTCGCTGCCGTCTGACGAGCCGACGCCTGCACTGATGCCGCAGGACTTCCCGCCGCCCAAGACGCTCGACGGCAAAAGCATCGAGGTCTGGAAGCAGGCGGTGCAAACGCTCTCGCGTATGCGGGTGCTGACCGAGGCCGACGTGCCGACGTTGACGCGGTACTGCATCGAGACGGTTCTGTACTTTGACTGCTATGAGAAAGTGAAGGTCGCAGGCGAGCAGTACACGCACTGGGAGCCAGACCCGAACAGCACTGACGGCAGGCTGCGAATCAAGTACACGCAGGTCGCCCCGTGGGCCACGCAGATGCACCGCCATCACGCTGCGATGCTGCGGATTGAGCAAGAGTTCGGCATGACGCCGAGCAGCCGGTCACAGGTATCTACGACAAATGGAAACGCAGATACAGACCCGGTTGCCGCCTACGCTGCGAAGCGACGCCGTCCGTCAGGGGCTTGACTACTACTTCGACCCCGAAGCCGCGCGGCACGCCATCGGGTTTTTCGAGGAGTGGCTGCGACACTCCAAGGGAAAGCACGCGGGCCAGCCGTTCACGCTGCTTGAGTGGCAGGCTGTGATGATCGGCGAGTTGTTCGGCTGGAAGCGGCTCGCCGACAACACGCGCCGCTACCGCGTGGCCTACATCTCGACGGCCAAGAAGTCTGGCAAGTCCACGCTGCTCGCAGGCATCGGGCTCTATCTGCTCGTCATGGACGGCGAGAACGGAGCCGAAGTCTACGGCGCGGCTGCGGATCGTGAACAAGCCTCGGTGGTCTACCGTGAAGCCGCGAGCATGGTGCGAGCCTCGCCAAACCTTTCTCGCGTGCTGGAAGTCATCGACTCCCGCCGCACGATCGCGTACCGCAAGGAAGCGTCGTTCTATCGCGTCCTGTCTGCCGATGCGTTCCGCGCCGAAGGCTTGAATATCCACGGGCTGCTGTTCGACGAGCTTCACGCCCAAAAAGATCGTCGCCTGTGGGATGCCCTCCGCTACGGTGGCGCGGCCCGCGAGCAGCCGCTGCTCTGCTCCATCACGACGGCGGGCTACGACCGCAAAGGCATCTGCTACGAGCAGTACCAGTACGCGAAGGCCGTCGCGGCAAACTGGAAGCACGATCCTACGTTCTTCTCCTGCATTTACGAGATGGAGCAGGACGCCGACTGGAAAGACCCCGACGTGTGGCCCCAGGCCAATCCGTCGTGGGGCGTGACGATCAAGCCGGGAGACTTTGCCCTCGACGCGAAAGAAGCCGAGCAGTCGCCGACCAAGCTCAACTCGTTTCTTCGATACCGGCTCAATACCTGGACTTCCTCCGACGTTCGCTGGCTGTCGCCAGAAACGTGGCAGCAAGGCTCCCTGCCCCTCCACGACTTTGGCGCGCGGCCCGTCTACGCCGGCCTCGACCTTGCGACGACCTACGACCTCTCGGCCCTCGTGCTGGTCTGCCCAGACCCGGAGGATGGCAGCATCGACGTGCTGCCGTTCTTCTGGATTCCCGAGACGAACGCCGTCGAGCGGAGCCAGCGGGACAAGGTGCCGTACACCGACTGGATTCGGGACGGGCACATTCGTGCCACTGACGGCAACGTCACTGACTACACCGTGCTACACCGCGACATTGGCGAGATTTGCAGCCAGTACGGCGTGCGGCAGTTGGCGGTGGACTTGAAGTTCAACGGCCAGATGCTCGCCAATATGCTGCAAGGGGACGGGGTGGAAGTGCGAGGATTCCCGCAGGGCGGTCGCGCCATGAGCGCGCCTGCCAAGGCTCTGGAGAACTTGATCAGCAACGGGAGAATCCGCCACGCAGGCCACCCCGTGCTGTCGTGGTGCGCTGGCAACGTCGCTGTCCACGAGGATCGCTACGGCAACATCTTCCCGAGCAAGGCCAAGTCAACGGAGCGAATCGACGGCATCGTCGCGTTGTGCCAAGCCATCGGGGCATGGACGAGCAGCGAGCAGCAGCCAGCGAACACGCCTGACATCTTCTTCCTATGATCGCCGACAACCGCATCCTCTGGCTTCCCGGCGAAGAGCGCATGTGGGATGAGGACTCTGGTTCGCGTTCATCCGCTGGCGTGCGTATCGACGAGAACAACGCCCACCAAGTCGCGGCGGTGTTCGCCTGCCTGCGGGTGATCGCCGAGACGGTGGCGGGTTTGCCGCTGCATGTGCTGGAGCGGACGGCTGGCGGGGGGAAGCGGATCGCCCGCGAACTGCCGCTGTATCGCCAACTGCACAGCCAGCCGAACGGGTGGCAGACGAGCTTCGAGTGGCGTGAGCAGTCGGTGTTCCACGTCGGCTTGTGGGGCGACGCCTTCGATGAGTTGAAGGCTGGGCAGATCGTGCCGCTGCATCCGAGCCGGATGAAGGTGGAGCGGATCGAGAACGGGAAGCTGCGGTACAAGTACCGCGAAGACAAGGGCACCGAGACCGTCTACGCCGATGACGCGATCCTCCAGATTCGCGGCCCGTCCGATGACGGCGTGAACGGGATGAGCGTCGTCGCGGAGTGCAAGGACGCCATCGCACTTGCCAGGGCGTGTGAGTTGCACGGGGCTCGTTTTTTCGCGGCCGGTGCCCGCCCTGGCTTTGTACTCTCGACAGAAGGGCAGTTGAACGCGGAGGCCCGCGAGGCGTTGCGGTCGCAGTGGGACCGGCGTCACGGCGGCGTCGGCAATTCGCACAACACGGCGGTGCTGACCGGCGGATTGAAGCCCTACGACATTCCGCAGTCGAGCAACACCGACAGCCAGTTCATCGAGCTTCGCCGCTACCAGCTTGAGGAGATCGCCCGGCTGTTCCGCGTGCCTGGTTCGCTGCTTGGCATTGCCCCCGCGACGCCGGATGGCGACATCGCGTTCGTCACGCATTGCATCATGCCGTGGCTGCGGCGTTTTGAGTCTGCGTTCATGCGTGACCTCATCGCAGACCAGGACCGCTATCTGGTCGAGTTCGATGTGCGGGGCTTGCTGCGTGGCGATGCCGCCAGCCGGTCGGCGTACTACCGGGCTATGTGGGACATCGGCGTCGTTTCCACGAACGACATCCGCGCGACCGAGAACCTCGACCCGGTCGAGGGCGGCGACATTCGCTACCGCCCGCTCAACATGGGCACGCTGGGTGAGCGGCCGAGCGAGGGCGACGTGCTGGCACAGCAGCAGCCGGGCAGCGAGATCGACGGGCAGGCGGTCGAGGGCGGGCTGGCCGCTGCGGCTGGCGAGCCGGTGGTGCCTGCGACGCCGGGCGAGCCTGTCGAGCCCGAGGCTCCGCAAGTCGCCGACGTGTCGCTCAACGGTGCCCAGATCACCGGCCTCATCGCGATCATTCAGTCGGTGGTCGATGGACTCGTCAGCCGCGAAGGCGCGGCGGCGATGGTGGCTGCGGCGTTTCCGTCCATGAACACCGCACAGATTGCGGCGATTCTCGCCGGGGTGGTGGAGCGTCAGCCTGCACCGGCAGCGGTCGATGCGCAGCCGCCGCTTGACCAGCCGACGCCCACTGCCCCGGCGGCTCGCTCGCGGAAGCGAAAGAAGAAGGCGAGCGATGGCGAAATATGACCACATCGACTTCACGCCTCCGGCAGGCGTGCGGAGTGAGGCACAGAAGGGGCTCGATTGGCGAAGCGAGTACGGACGCGGCGGCACGGCAGTCGGCGTTGCCCGCGCGAGAGACCTATCGAACGGCACGAACATCTCACCCGACACCGCGAAGCGGATGGCGAGCTACTTCGCCCGGCACGAGGTGGACAAGCAAGGCGAAGGGTGGAGCCCCAGCCAGAACGGCTTTCCGAGCGCGGGCCGAATCGCGTGGGCTCTGTGGGGCGGCGATCCGGGGCAGGCGTGGGCGAGCAAGTTGACCAAGCAGATCGAGGCGGCAGACGAGAACGCAAGGAGCATGACGATGAACATCGAGCGACGCAGTCTGGCGATTGACGAAGTGGAGTCGGCGGTGCCGCTGTTGGCGGTCGAGAGCCGCAGTGCCGAGGACGGCAGCGAGCGGGAATACATCGTGGGCTACGCGGCAAAGTTCGGCGTCAACTCGCTCGAACTGAACGGTGAGTTCATCGAGCGGATTGACCCGCGTGCCTTCGGCATCGTCGCCGAGCGACGCGGTCGCAAGAAGCCGCTGGAGACGCGGGCGCTCTGGAACCACGACGCGAACTACCCGCTCGCCCGCTACCCCGGCACGCTGTCGATGAGCGTGGACGAGGTGGGGCTGCGGTATGAGTTCCCGGTGCCCGACACGACCTAC